CTGGCCGTCGTCAAAGTTCGTCTCAATCTGCGAGCCGCTCGTCCCGAGCAATTTCTTGGAGTTCCAAAGGCGGATCCACGTCAGACTTGGTTGTTCCCGTATTTATATGAGCGTGCAAGCGACGACATCGATAGCCTTTGGGACCTGTTCGAAGAGGTTCAGTCAGGCAACAAGATCACTGAATTAGTCTTCGCCAAAGCGCAGCGAGTCAAGTACGCGGGTCGCGCAAAGTTGACTCAGGCAATTTTTCGAGTTGCGCCGCGGAAATTTTTTCCCGTTGATGGGCAGACGACTAGCTACCTGGCCGGGTTACGGCTCCCGCATGTTTTCAAATCGGCAAGCGAGTTCCAAGAGATCTGCGCTTTGGTGAAGGAGGCGGTGGAGAAACCGCTTTACGAACAATCGTACGATGCTTGGAATGCCAATAGGAAAGCGCCTAGTGTCGAAACCGCCTACCAGAACAAAGTGATGGAGAAGGCGGCGAAATCACAACGATTCGCCGAACCCGAAGGGGGCGTTCCGGTACCCAAGATCGGTAGAGGTGGCATCAGCAAGAGCGGCTACACCCGGAGGCCGGCAGTGGCGGCTGAGGCCCTGCAGTTGGCGAAATTCAAGTGCGAAATAGATCCCAGCCACCAAACCTTCACGTCGCATCCCACCGGCAAGCCATACGTCGAAGCCCATCACCTTATCCCGTTTAGTCTTCAAGGGGGGTACCCAGTTTCCCTTGATGTGACTGCCAACATCATCGCCCTTTGCCCCACCTGCCATAGGCGGCTTCACCATGGAAGTATTGGGATGAAGAAGACGGATATCCTTTCATTGCTAACTGACCGAAAAGAGCGGCTGTCGGAAAAGCAGCTGAAAATCAGCAAGTTGGAATTATTAAAACTCTACAAAGGGGACTTACTTGAAGAGAACGCGTGAACGCGTGAGCGCGGGGCACTCGCCCACTAGACCGCGCCGTCTGAAGCGGACTTAGCTCCCAGGGCAGTGCCAAAAGCTTCTAGCATGTGGCGAGGAGCCCCGTCTATGCGCGCAGTTCATACGACGGCTTCGGTAAGCGCTGACTCGCAGCGCTGGCCGAAACCCGCTTTTCAGCGGAATCGGTGGTTACACTCGTTCCCTCAATCGGAGGTGTACAGGTGACCCAGTCCACGAAACAACTTGCGGCGTTTGCCGTTTTGCTCGCGTCGTTCAGTTCGAACGCCGCGGTCGCTGCGCCATCTGCGCAAGACTTAACTCACTGCAAAACGATGTCTGAGGTTGCGAATGCCGTGATGGCCGCGCGTCAGGCTGGCGTGCGAATGTCGGCGGCTATGGAATCGGCGTCCAGGGCTGACGACTAGTGGTCTGCAATCTCCTCCGCGCTTATCGAAGAGGCATACAAGGAACCTATTCGCGTGGACGAAACGGCTAAGGCCGCGGTTGCGGGGGAATTCGAGGACACGATCTATGCGTCGTGCTTACGGACACGAAACAAGAGTTGAAATACAGAGTGCATGGGATATCGTCGCCTCCCATGCGCGGGCAGTGGCGTGGCGCCTAGTCATTCGGACGCCCTCAGGGGCCGGCCATGCGCCGGTTGCCCTGTTTCGCCCGTCCTCCCTCGCGGGGGCGGGCGGCCTCGGTTGTTAATGAGCGGTTCTGGCCTTCCCCATTCCGACTTTGTGGCGGTGACGTCTCCCGCTTGAGGCGATGCCCTGACTGCTGGCTGCGGGTCCGTGGGGGTCTTTCGGGCAGCAAAGCTGCGTTAAGACAGATATTAGTAAACACTAAACTTGTCGTCAAGTAAAATCTAAACTCGCCCAAAAGCTGGGCGAAAAAAAAGCCACCCGAAGGTGGCTGTGCTAGTGATCTACTGTTTGCTATGCGCGGGTCCATTGCCCCGATTCGCCGTCCCCGATTCGAGTTCCGGCCCAGACAATCTGGCCGAGCACCCGGACAAGCGCGCCGTTCTCCAGAGGGATGTCCGGATATGCAGGGTTGAATGAGCGTGCCACCCATCGCTTAGTTAATCTGTCCTTCGTCACGGTCTTCACGATCATCTTGCCGTCGTAGTTGATGGCGTACACGCCTCCGGACGCTACGTCCTGCAAGGTGAGGCTTTCGTTGGGCACGACTAGCAGGGCGGCGCCGTCACGAATGATCGGCTCCATGCTGTCTCCCTTCGCATACACGACGCGGGCCTTCCCAGCGCTTGCGCCCACTGACCGCAAAAAGGACCGCCGGAACTGGACGGTCCCGGTTTCTTCCTCGACTAGGTTCTCGATTCCCTCACCAGCCGCCAGACGCACGTCGGCCATTTCCGCGACCTTCTCGAACTTATCGTTAGCCGCGGGAGGATCGCCAGGTGCAACGTTTGCGATGACCCCCGTCCGGGTGCTGATTCGGATCTTGTTCTCTTGCTCGGTCTGAAGCGTGGTTTTTCCACCTTCCCACGGCGCAGGCGGCAGCCCGCCGATGCGCATAGGGAAGGCATCGTCAGCTGCGTCCATGTCGACCAAACCGCCTCGGAGGGGAGTTCGGCCGGTAGAGGCGGGAGGCGGGGCCACTGTGATCCCCAGTTTCATCTGGGCGATTGCGAGCGAGATAGCACCTTCCAGCGCGCTCAGCTGGCTCGCCGGCAAGGCCCGCACATCCTCTTCTTTGATAGTCAGAAAAGGCCACGGGGATGGCGGTACTGCCTCCGGTGTCTGGGGTGCGTCGCCCGACGCAGCATCTAAGAACCCTTCGCCCATTCGGTAATCCCGCTCGAGCCTGCGTGCGGCGCGTTCCCCAATCGGGGCCGTGCCGGAGAGGACTTGCGAGAAATAGCTCTTCTCCTTGCTCGGAGTCCCATTCTGTTGGACCCAGGCACGGAGGTTCGCCCGTCGAATTTCTTGGATGGTCATGGCGGAAGTTTATAGGACACTAAATTAGTAAACACTTGACCTTACGGTTTAGTTCTCACTAAACTTGGCGCATGGACCTGAAGACCTACATCAACAGTAGCCCGCGCGGCACAGCGGCGAGTTTGGCCAAGGCGATTGGCGTCTCGCCCTCTTACTTATCTCAGATGGCATCCGGCTTGTCGCCTATATCGGCAGAGCGCTGCGTGGCGATTGAGCGGGAAACGTCGGGTGCCGTTCGGCGCCAGGACCTCATGCCGGATTTCTGGGACCGAATTTGGCCTGAACTCAAGGATGTGTCGCATGTGTAGTGCTGACGCGGACCAAGCGCCTGAAGTACCCGCCGCCCCCAATCCTATTGACAAGGTCCAGATCGGACCGCTTGACGTCTGAGTGTCGTTTTCCATGCAGCGCATCGTAAGGCCGCTGCTCAGCAATAGATACGTTCAGGAAATTCACATATGAACATCACCACTGCGGCCGATCTGACGGTGCACGAATACAAGGGCGGCAGCGAGTCGCTGGGGCCGCTGGTCGGCATCACCCCGGCGGTGCTGCGAAATAAGGTCAATCCCAACAACACGACGCACCACCTTACGTTGGCCGAAGCTGTGCGGATCTGCCGCATGACCGCTGATTTCCGCATCTTGACCGCTTGGGCGCACGAGGCTGGTTTCCTGCTTGTGAAGGCACCGAGCCATTGCCAAGCCGAGAGCGACATGTCGGTGCTTGAGCAGGTGGTGGGGTTCATGGTGGCGAGCGGCGTCTACGGCCAGGAAATTCACAAGGCTTTGGCCGATGGCGGCGTGGACCGCCAGGAATTGACCAGGATCCGAGCTGCCGGTGCGGGCGTTATGTCGGCGGTGGGCGAAATCAACACGCGCCTGGAAGGGATGGCCGAGCAATGATGCAGCGAGGAACATC